TATTAAAGATTTGCGTTGTGGTGTGAGTGAGAAAACAGTAAACAAGGTTGCTAAAAAGTTCAACGGCAAGTATAGCATACCTACGTTTACCTGTTCACTTGCACACGACTCAGCTAACCATGAAAAGAAGATGGTAGGCAAAAAACAAATTGAAATTAAACTAGATGGTGTAAGAGTTATTACTATTATCCAAGGCGACAAAGTAGAAATGTTTAGTCGTAACGGAAAACAGTTTCATAACTTTAATCATATCATTGATGAAATTAAAGCAGTAATTAAAGATCACCCTGTACCTTATCCGCTTGTATTAGACGGAGAAGTAATGAGTGCTAACTTCCAAGACCTTATGAAACAAATACATCGTAAAGACACTGTCCAAAACAGTGATGCAGTATTGCATTTGTTTGATACTATTCCATTAGGTTGCTTTCAAGCAGGTAGTTGGGACAAGCCACAGAGCTTTAGAAGCCTTATTACCAAGCATTGGGTAGAAGACCATGCAGACGCCTTAGAGCACGTACAAGCGTTGGATTGGGAAGATGTTGACTTGGACACACCTGAAGGCCAAGAACGCTTTGTAGCGTTAAATAAAGCGGCTGTAGACGGTGGTTATGAAGGTGTTATGATAAAAGATATCGATGCACCATACGAATGTAAACGAACACACGCTTGGCTAAAAGCAAAACCATTTATAGAAGTAACATTGGAGGTAGTAGATGTTGAAGAAGGTACTGGCCGTAATGAAGGCAGACTTGGAGCGATTGTCTGCAAAGGAACCGACGATGGTAAAGATATTGTCGTTAATGTCGGTAGTGGGTTCACTGATGTTCATAGGGACGACTATTGGAATAGTCGTGATGATCTTATTGGCAATCTTGTAGAAGTTAGAGCTGACGCTGTAACACAAAATCAAGACGGAACATACAGTTTACGATTCCCACGCTTTAAAACATTCCGCGGATTTGAAGTAGGCGAAAAAATCTAAAACACTTGACTTTTTTAAAAGTTGGCTATATACTAAGAAAATAATCTGTTTAGGAGAACATAATGGCATTGCCAAAGACAAAACGCAAGAAGCCTAGAGCGGCGCCCCGAATACAGCGTGGAGCAAAACTTACTGAACCTAATTGGGACGGTTGGGAAGAATGGACAGGCGAGCAAGTACACAAACATCGCCGTAGCACACATACATGGTATTATGAACATTTCAAACCTGCAGACTTATATGCATATGTTCCGCAATGGATGGCTGAAAACGAATATTCGAAAGAACAAGTTAATGCAGTAAAGATATGTCCAGGTAGAGCTCTTAGTATTACTGCAAGTATTGTAGCACGTATGGATATGAAGGGTGCGCCTCGATTTTCTAAAAAAGAAGCAGAGCATTGGGAGAGCCTAGCAGGCACTACCGGCGAATTAAAAAGTTCAATGGACTTTTTACAAAAACGTGTTGAAGAAGCAATCGAAGAAGGCAGAAAGATTGCTTTAGAGAAAAAAGAAGTTGCCGAAGAAACAAAGAACGTACATGTTCCAACAATACAAGAGCGTATACGTGACCAATCGTACTCAATGAGCGAAGCGATTGATGAATGGCTAGAAGGCTGGGTAGAAAACCCAAAGTCATTTGACCCTAAGGGTTTTGACATTAAAGCACATTTTAAAAAGTGTGGTATTACACAAGCACACGCTCGTAAAATGAAACCATTATACGAACATGAACTTGACGATTACAACGACTTAGAACGCATGCCTACAAAAGGGCAATTAAACAAGATGGAGTTCTTAGAAGCAGATCATTGGGAACAGCTCAAAGAAGGATATGCACATATTAAAAAAGGTGATATCAAAACCTTCCGTAGTGCTATTGACACACTATTAACAGAACTTGATTTTATAATTGAACAAGCAAAAGCAACACGTAAACCACGTAAGCCTAAACAGCGTTCAGCAAGTAAAGTAGTAGAAAAGTTAAAGTTTAGCAAAGCTGATCCTAAATATTCACTTGCATCAATTGATCCTACAACTATTATAGGTGCAAATGAACTTTGGGTGTTCAACGTAAAAACACGTAAATTAGGTAAGTACATTGCAAGCAGTATTGATCCAAAAGGACTGATGCGAGAAGGCACTGGCCTAAGTGTAAAAGGCACAACTATTATTGGATTTGACGAGACAACAAGCATACAAAAGACGTTACGTAAGCCTGTAGATCAACTCAAAGAGTTTAAAGATGCAGGTAAAGTAAAATTACGTAAATTTTTAGATGACATCCCGACTACAGATATCAAATTAAACGGTAGGTGTAATCCAGATACAGTGCTTCTCAAGGTAGTCTGATAAATACTGTATAACAATACGGGAACCTCAGATGACTGATATACGCAATAGTTTAAGTACGCTGGCAACAGCAATAGAAGATCTACAGAACGCACCAGCAGTGGAGCCAACTATACTAGATAGGCAACTATCAGGTAATAAGGTACACGGCGGCAGAATAACTGAATTTGCTAGTAAAGGCATTAAGGACAAAGCAACAGACTATGTCCTAACAGTTAATGATGACGGTGTACATGTTGCTGTAGCTCACATAAACACTATTGCAAACAGCGTTGAAGTACAAGGCGACCTTACAGTATCAGGAACAGTACATGCACAGCGTATGCATGTAGATGAAATTACTGCTGATGTAAGAAACGAAAGAACAGACCCGTTACAATTTACCGCAAAAGGCAATAAGACAGCATACGGAAAAGGCTTACTATGGCCCGGCGGTGAAGCGACTAAACAGTTTATACTTCAAGAAAGACCAGATAGATTTTTCGCAACAGAAAGTATTGAACTCCGCGGTCATAAAATTTATATGATTAACGGACAAAACGTATTATCGCAAGACACATTAGGAACAACAGTTGTAAAAAGTAATCTAAAGAAACTTGGCACACTTGAAACACTTGATGTTGAAGGGCATGTTAATATTGATAATTTTGTTCGTTATGATGCAAACACACAGCGTTTAGGCTTAGGCACAGAATCACCAAATGGCACAATATCCGTAGTAAGTTGGGATCACGAATTTGTTATTGACAATGATGAAGATAACAAATTTAAAATTGGTACTTATACTACAGGCGGATTAAATTTTGTAACTGATGATACTACTAGAATAGGAATTGAATCTAATGGTAATATTACAGTACACAATAAAACAACTTTTAAATCGCAAGTTGGAATAGGAGTTAAGAATTTTACTCCAGATGCAGATTTAACAGTAGCAGGTCCTGTAAGATTTCAAGATAAAAAGTTTGAAGTAGGAACAGCAATACCAGAAACTGGAAATTATAAAAAAGGTGATATAATATGGAATTCAAATCCAACTTCAGGAGGTAAAGTTGGATGGATCTGTACAACTAGTGGTAAGCCCGGCGAGTGGAAAACTTTCGGCAATATATCATAATTGCTGAGGGTGAATAATTGGACGAACTGAAGCAGAAAGAAATTGAGAGACAAGTTGAAAGATGGGACCTATACGCAAGGATAGTTCCTACCATATTCCTAATATTCTGTCTTATTATGGTATCAGGAGGTTGGATAGACTTTGAACAGGCTTTTTGGCTAGGATTAGGATTATTTGCTGTTACCGCTGTAACATGGTGGTTTTGGACAATATTTACTATCAGGCAACTTGTTAGAACTCTACATAGAGCTAGTAAAAATTTAGGCGAAGTAAGAAAAGAGTTTAAAGAGATAGCAGAAGAAGTTGTAAAATTAAGACCAGGGCAAGATACTAATGATGACAGATAAGAAATTTAAAATAATAAAAGCCATTACAAACGTAGTAAGCGGATTTAGTATGTTTACACTAATCACACTAGGTATCATGTATATGAGTTTTGATAACGCATTTGTATTTACAGATACAACAATAGGTGTTACAAATAATCCAGTAACAAAAGACAAAGACATAGAGTTCTATATGGTAGGCTCAAAGAAGTATCAGTGCAACAGCATAGCAGTACACGGTATAGCATACGCATCAGACGGCTCACACTCGCACAAACTAAACACATTTACAAAACGCTACATACAAGCAACAAAGCCAGGCGAAGCTGTAGAAAACGGTTGGCACATGAAAGTACCGGGCGATATGAAAGAAGGCGGCGAGTATCGTGTTAGTATGACAGGTGAGTTCGAATGTATACATTTGATATTCAAAACACATAAATCACAAACATTTGATAACATTTATTTAAACGTAGAATCTCGTACAAATAAATAGATATATGTTAGTAATTGGCAACGGCGAAAGCCGCATTTCTATAGACATTAATAAAATACAAGAACCTAAGATAGGCTGTAATGCAATCTATCGAGATTACCATGTTGATCATTTAATATGTGTTGATAGACGAATGGTTCAAGAAGCACTAAAAAATGATGTTAATCAAACATCTTATGTGTACACTAGAGATAATTGGGTAAAACAATTTAATTCTTTACGTGTAAGAACTGTTCCGCCACTTCCGTATAAAGGTGATCAGAGATGGGACGAACCTTTTCAATGGGGGAGCGGACCTTATGCTGTATTACTGTCTGCAAAGCTATGTAAGGGCTCTACAGTGCGTCTAGTAGGGTTTGACTTACATAGTACAACTTCAACTGTAAACAATGTATACAAAGGAACTAGTAACTACGACAGTGCAGAAAAACGTCCTGTAGATCCAAGATATTGGATACATCAAATAGGTAAAGTATTTGAGCTTTATCGTAAACGTAACTTTGTTATATACCAAACAGATGATTGGTCATTGCCAGATAATTGGAAATTTCCAAATGTTTCAGTTGACAACGTAAGTAATTTGTAGTATAATAAGTATTATTACACAGGAGTATAACATGGGAAAACATTATAGCACAAAGCATTACGGACACAACATTGGCTTATCAGCAGTGTTTAGACAACCTAATGCAGATCATTCACACTGTCATCTACTACACGGATACAGTCTAGCATTTACATTTACATTTGGTTGTGATAAACTAGACAATAAAAATTGGGCAGTAGACTTTGGTGGACTGAAGCCACTCAAGGCTTGGTTAGAAGATCACTTCGATCACAAAGTAGCAGTTGATCACGAAGATCCAGAGATGGAAACTATGTTGATGTTACAAAATTTAGGACTAGCAGAAATTAGAGTATTTGAAGGCGTTGGTGCAGAGAAATTTGCAGAACACGCATTTAACTTTGCAGACAAACTTATTAGAGAAGCAACAGACAATCGTTGCTATTGTGTTAAAGTTGAATGTGCAGAGCATGGAGCAAACTCAGCAATATACGAGGCATGATAAACATTGGCGAAACTCGACAAGAAAGGTCTTTCGAAAGACCAAGTAAGACAATTAATGGAAGAGAGACGCTACGAAAAAAATCTAGCGACTGCTGGTATTGATCCTATAGCTGTTGACGAAGGCGGCTATTATATACTTTGTTTAAAACATGGACAAAAATATAGTGCAGATTATGTAAACAAATTATATAACATGGTTAAACGTAACTGTACATTACCATTTACATTTGTTTGTTTAACTGAAGACCCTGCACACTTACACGAAGATATAAAAATTATACCACTGCCTAATTTCTTATCTGGTTGGTGGTGTAAGCCATATATGTTTTCAAAAGATTTACCAATTAAAGGTACTATACTTTATATGGATCTTGATGTAGTAGTATCAGGAAACATTGATAAACTATTAACATATCAACCACATCACTGGTGTACTATAAGAGACTTTACTCGTGCTATGCGTAGTAATTGGCCAAAGTATAATTCAAGCATAGTAAGATTTAAAACAGGTCAATTAGATTTTCTTTGGGAAAAATTTAGAAGAGATCGAGCATCAATAGTTAGAAAATATCACGGTGACCAAGACTACTTATATGAAGAAACTAGAATTAAACAAGCATTTTTATATCCAGACAGTTGGATTCAAAGTTGGAAATGGGAAGTTCGAAAGAGTAGAGAATTTGCACCTGGCGGTAGACGAGGCGAACGAACATTTAAATTTGAAGAACACAATGCAAAGCCTAGAATAGAATGTTGCGTTTGTGTATTTCACGGAGACCCAAATCCAGAACATTGTTCTGATCAATGGGTTGTAGACAATTGGCGTTGACAAACTTTAAGAAACGTGTTATACTATTTAAACAATGGTACAAACAACTACGACAACATCCGGACTATGCATGGTACAACTGTATACAATGGGCGTGGTCAAACTCAGGCACACACGAACTAGACGGACAATATAGAAAATGGTAACTAAACGTATAGGCTTTGCATGTAAGTACATGCACCCAGATCAAACACAGAAGAAGAAAGTGCTTGAAGAAATTCAACGCCCACTAAATACTCGTAGCACAACTGTACAGTGGCTCAATAGGCAGACACGTGAAGTTGCTGAAGAACGCTTGTGGGAACTTATGGTTCACAACATTGCGTCATACAAAAGGTTGATTGAATATGTTGGAAGTCTTCCAATTGAACTACGGATGGTACGGCTCGGTTCTGATGTACTTCCTGTTTATACCCAGCGGGATTGGTGCTATTATTGGCGTAAGCCTGACGTTGTGGCTTACTGTGAGAGAGCGTTTGCAGAAGTCGGTGCCACGGCAAGAGCCCTTGATGTGCGACTTTCCATGCATCCAGGTCAGTTCACAGTGCTTGCCAGTGATAACCCAGAAATCGTTGAACGATCAATAGAGGAGTTTGAATATCATGTTAATTGCATCAGATGGATGGGCTATGGCCAATCGTTCCAAGACTTCAAGTGCAATGTCCATATATCAGGCAGACAAGGTCCAGCCGGTATCAAACACGCAGTTAACACAAGACTTTCTCCGGAGGCGAGAAACACAATCACGATCGAGAACGACGAGAACAAATGGGGCATCGATGCAAGCCTCGAGCTTGTCGACACCTGCGCATTGGTATTGGACATACACCATCACTGGTGCCGTGAAGGCGAATATATACGTCCCACCGACGATAGATATCAACGCATGATTGACAGCTGGCGTGGTGTGCGTCCTGTTATACATTATTCTTACAGCAGAGATACAGCACTACCCGAAGGCTTTGCACACGACACAATGCCAAACTTTCCAGCACTACTAGAAGCAGGTCACAAGAAGGCAAAACTACGAGCGCACAGCGACTATTATCCTAACCAACTTGTTAATGACTGGGCTTTGAGCTTCTTAGATTATGCAGATATTATGTGCGAGAGCAAGTGTAAGAATCTTGCCAGCATTGACCTATATAAATACAAAGAGGAGTTAAAGCACTATGAGCTATTTGAACAAAATGTACGGCCGAACAGCAAGTCCTTCGTTACCGACTGCATCTGATAAAAATCCAAACAGAGTTACAGGTGGTCTAAAAGCACAAGGTGTTGATAGATTTACTATGCTAGGCGAAGACGGTACACAACAAGAAGTACCTTCACTTCAGTATGTAACTAGCTTGGAAGAGCAGTCAAGAAAACAACGAGCCGCTATCACTGTATTAGAGCGTAAGCTGACTCGCTGTGAAACTGCAATTGAACAACTAAGGGCTGTTATTAGCCGTTCTTGATTGCTTTTAAGATCGCAGCCTTATTCATACTAGCATTGGCTTTTACACCATTCTTTTTAGCATGAGCAAGTAATTCTGCTTTCTTCAAAGACTTTAGGTCCACACTTTTCTGCGCTTTCTTTGTAGGTTTCTCTACAGTTTTTTGCACTTTAGTTGGTTCGGTAAACACTTTTTCCATTACGGCTGTCGGTTCACCAGCTCCTAAAATTTTTGATAACCATTTAAACATATTTTTCTCCTATTGGAATAGTTATTTACATAAATACTTTACACAGGAGATTAATTATGAGCGAATGGACAAATAATAATGTTTTACGTAAAAACAGAATTCTATTTCAAGGCCCTATAACAAGCTATTCAATAGATATGAAGTTAGACAAGATTACAGGAGCCCGTGTTGACAAAGGCTCATATACAACAATAGACAAACTTCTAAAAAAAGATACTACTTTGCCGCAGAGCTTAGGTGCACAAGGCGGTAGTAACAAATACAGGGGAGCAAAATACTAATGAAAAATTGGATTAAAAATAGACTAGACGAGCGTACATCTTGGGATGGAGCCGCTCTTATTGCAGTAGGTGTTATTGTATTAATAGCAGGACCTTTTGCTAAACTTGCCGCATATGCCGCTATTGCATACGGTGCTTGGGCAATTTACAAAAAAGAAGACTAAAGTTTACCAATAGGGAGATCCGAACTAGCACTCATATTCCATATTTGTTTGCGTTCGACTCCCTTTTTTTGTGCAAATTTCTTACTATCACAGGTCTTACATACGTGAAAGTAATTGTTTGTTAAACGTTTAGGATCCATCGATCCTCTAGGGCGTTCAAACTCAGTATCACAATTATCACATCTAAACATACAAATTGTCATTTCACGTTTGTAAGTGTGTTCCTTGCCGGATTTACTAATACGTGTGTGTTGGGTTTGCCTTTTAATTTCTTTTATGAACATAATGTATTTACATTAAGATTATAAAACGCATTGATAAATACATACAATAACAGCTAAAACGTAGCTGAAAATCACAATCTGGAGCGTAGATAATGGCAAAACAAGGTATTGATATTGGTGTTGAGGGTAATGACGGCACCGGCGATAGTATTAGAGAATCGTTTCGTAAGGTAAACGAGAACTTTCAAGAACTATATGCAGTATTTGGAGCTGGTGGAACAATCAGTTTTACAAACTTAGGCGATACACCAAACATATTAGACCCAAGAAAAATACTTCTTGTTAATGATGCAGGTACTGCATTAGAATATCAAGAGTTTGCAAGTGACTCTGCTGAAGGAAACGGTGAAGCAGACAGTATAAGCATTAGTTATGATATAGCTGGTAAGATTATATTATCAACAGCATTTAGAGCATTAGCACAAGACTTGTCACCAAGTTTAGGTGAACCATTAAACGCTAGTGAAAGAGCTATTGCCAATGTTGGTATAACACAGACAGCAGTTGACAGATTAAATGCTGTACACCCAGGAAATGATTTTACAATAGATGATGTTGTTATTACAAAAGGCTATGCAGATGCAAGATATATTGCAGGTGTATTACCAATACGTGTTGAAGACGAACCAGTAGACGCATCAGAGTATATACTAACAGTTCAAAGTTACACAGGCGGTAACATAACTGTTATTGATCACGGATTTGATAACACTATTAACGGAACACCTTACGTATTCAAAGCAGAAGACACAGACCCTTCTACTATTATTTCAGATACTACATACTACCTTAGATACCAAACAACAAGTCAGCTTAGTGTACACAGATCAAAAGCAGGTGCTCTTGATGACACTGACCAAGCATACATTACACATATTATTGACGCAAATGATACACATACATTTACTGACGCAGGATATGATTCAAACTTAGAAGGATTCTTCTTAGCAAACGAAGCAATGCCACGTAAGAGCGTAGTAAGACGCCAAGGCGATACTATGACAGGTCCGTTAGTATTACATGATAGCCCAGGAGAACTAGCAGGATTAACTACTAGTCCAGAAGACTTACAAGCGGCTACTAAATTTTATGTAGATAACACAAGTTATTCAAGTCCACAAAACTTATTTGTTAGCACAACAGGTGATGACAAAATGCGTGGCGTGCCAAGTGGCAAAGATGGTACATCATGGAGTTATGCTTATAGAAGTATTAACGCCGCGGCAAAACGTGCAGAGGAAATGATTAAAGCATCTAGTGCTGAACCAGGTCCTTACATGCAAACAATTACTAGAGATAACAAAGCGGCCAACGCAGAAGTTGTTTCTAGAGGTATTAATAATCCACTGTTTAATCAAGCAAGAAATCTTATTGAAGATAATAGAGAATGGTTTATCAGAGAGATAACAGCATACCTAGCATTTACATATCCTACCTTTGAATATAATATTGAATTATGTGAAAGAGACTTAGGACTAATATTAGATGCTATTGCATTTGATATTAATCGTTCGCCAAGTTTAACAGAAGCAACAGCAAACAGTTTAACTAGAAGAGCTGCCGAGAGCTACTATGCTAGTGCAAGTGGTAGAATTGCAATAGGTCGACAATTAACAGAGACTGTTGCGGCTATTACTACAGCTAGAGATTATGTAGAACAGGTATTGTTAAACAGAAGATTTAACCAAGTAGCTGTTGCTTCTATTACAAGCAGTAGTATTGCAACTTTAACTACAGTTATTGATCACGGACTTGTAGATAAAAATATTATTGTAATTGATTCTGTATCAGGCATGACAGAAGTAAATGATAACTTCTATTATGTTAAAGTTACAGGAGCAAGAACACTAGAACTATTTACAGATGAAACTTTATCAACACCATTAGATAGTACATTGTTTACAACATATGCTGGACAAGGTAATGTTGGACTAGTATATCAAACAGACGAAAAACAAAAGTTTGATATAGGTGATGATGCTGAACCTGTTGCAAGACAAGCTGTAACAGATAAATTTAACTTAGTTATTAATATTCTTTCAAATGGCATTGACGAAGGTGCAAGTGTAGCATACGGTAAAACATATCGTGTTATTGTAGCCAATGGCGGACTAGGTGCTACTGACCAAGGTAATATTGAAAACAGAGATGTTCTTCCAGGTAAAATACTTGTTGGTAAGATATCAGGTGCGCAAGGTCGTATTGTAACTTACACACAAAATGACGCAACAAACAATGGTAACGATAACATTGAAGTACATTTGTTAAAACCAATTGACTTTATTGAAGGCGAAGATCTTGAATACGGTAACTTTGTTAATACTGAACAAGTAACAATATTTGTTGAGTCAGGACAATACGAAGAAGACTATCCAATTAAGATTGCGGCTAACGTATCATTAAAAGGTGATGAATTTAGACGAGTAATTATACGTCCAAAAAATCGTGTATCACAATCACAGTATGCAAATACATACACCTATAGAGACAAATATTTTGACGGCCTAGACATTACAACAGGTGGTGCAAGATTCTATAACCAAACAGGTGATTGGCAAGGTTACTTTGGGTACCATTACCTAACAAATCCTGAACTGCCAGTAGACACAGGCATTGCAGTTACTAACGCAGGTGAGTATGCTAGAGCGGCAAATATTATTGCAGAGAACAGAGAATTTATTCAAAATGAAGTAATTGAGTATATTAATCAAAATACTTCTGATTTACTTTATGATCACACACAGTTTGGTGATGATCTAATTAAAATCCTAACAGGTATCGGATACGATATTGCATTAGATACTACATATAATGCAAGATATTTAGGATTAGAATTCCAAAGAGACAAAACAATTTATAAAGATGCACAACTAAAAAGCATATGGGTTGTAGGTCTTACTGAAGCAAAAAGATTAGTTAACGGCTTACCAGCAATAGTTAGTTCAACAGATGCAACTACTAGAGCATCAGCGGCGTTTGATGAAATCATTGACATTATACAAAATGGTGTAATGGATACAGATAATTCAGCATCACTTCCAGTATACAATACTGTTAACACAACTGATCCACTACGTGAAAATGCAAAAGACAGACTTGTAGCTAACTATGATTTTATTGCTCAAGAGGCATTAGCATATTTAAAATTAAATAGTCCTAGAAAATACTTTAACGAAGAAGTTCGTTTACGTGATGCACGTTGTTTAGCATATGCAGTAGCATATGACATTATGTATAACTCAAACACAGCAATAGTTGAATACACTAAAGATATGTTTATTGGTGATCGTTTGCGTTTAGAAATTGTTACCAGACAAGCAACAGTAGAAATGTTGCAACATTTAAAAGGTGTGTTTAGTGATATTGTGCAAAATATTGCAGTTACTCCAACAACAGGTAATGGCATTGCACAAGATATTGCTGGAACTCCTGCTACAGCAACACAAGGTACTGAAGTTTCTAACTTAGTTGAAATACTACGTACAAATATCAATAACAATAACTTGCTAAACTTAGCGTCAGAAACATTCCCAAGTCTAATAGGATTAGATTCAGCACTAGTGGCAGCCAACTCTGGCATTGCTGGTGCAACTACTACAATTAGAGATAGTGCAATTACAGTTATTGATGCTAGTCCAGAAGCAGTATTTACATATAACATTGCTAAGTGTAAAAGAGATACAGGACTTATTGCTGATGCAATTGGTAAAGATTTATTAATTGGCGATGATGAGCAATCATTACAAGTACAAGGCGAATACTATGATAGTTATATTGTAAAATATAATAACGGCGGATTTGGTGGACAAGAAAACGTTACTAAAAATGCAATATTATACACAGCAACTATTATGAACAGATTGTTCCAAGGAGCATACAGCCCATCAAACATTCTACAAAACACAGGTAATAGTTCATACATTGCACCAGACTTTAAGTACGGTGTAGCTGAATCAGGTACTGGAACTATTGTAAACAACTTAGTTGATAGAATAATATATGCGTTTGATAGACGCTTTAATCCACCTAAACGTAATGATGAGATGGATGTGTTCTTGATGAACGATGCTAGTATCTTACGTAACATGACTGTACAAGGACACGGCGGATTCTTATGTGTACTTGACCCAGCAGGACAAATTTTAACTAAATCACCATATGTACAAACAGGATCATCATTTAGTAAGAGTATTAATGCTCAGATATTTGCTGGTGGTATGTTTGTTGACGCTTATGTAGGTAACTTACCTATGAGTGTTCCAACAACTATTGATGTTGGTAACGGTGCTGAAAGTGGTAAGATTAATAACTACACACTTTGGGTACGCTCTGAAGAAGGACAAGGTCTGTTTATTAGAGAACCAGAATTACCATGTCCTTTCTATATTGAAGGTAGACGTTTCCAAGTTAATGCTATATCAGATTACGACCAATCACAGGGTTGGTGTAAAATTTACTTAGATGCAACATCTAACAACAATGCAGGATTTGATGAATCATTGTTTGAAGATCGTCCAGGTGATATTGCTAGAGACTTATACTTGCAAACTGCTGGTAACAGAAGTATGCTCGGAAACGACTTTACACAGATTAACGACTTAGGTTACGCTCTTGTAACTACAAACGGTGCGTTCTCTGAAATGGTTAGTATGTTTACATACTACTGCCATGCGGCATACTATGCGGCTAATGGTTCAGAGATTAGATCACTAAACGGTTCTAACGGTTATGGTAACTTTGGCTTAGTTGCTGAAGGTGCTGATCCAAACGAAATTCCAGATCAGGTTGTATACAGTGGAGATATGTCACAACCAGCAAGAGCTGTAAGATGGTTTGAAGATGGATCCTTCCTCAATACATTCGAATCAAATTCATTATATATTACAGATTTAAAACGCTTACCAGAAAACAATTCAGTAATTACTATTAACCACCCAGGTGCTGCCGGAACATTACAATACAATATTAACGTTGCAAAGTCTTTAGGTGACGGTACAAATCCAGGTGATAAGGTTATTTCAGGTATACATACTGTTACAGGAATTGGCGGAGCAGATGCTAGTAGAACAGTTGGTACATATAATAATGTAACAGCAACAGGCGGAACTGGAAGTGATGCATTATTCAAAGTAGTTGTTAGTGCAGGCGGTGCCGCTACAATAGAAGTAACACAAAGTGGATCAGGCTATGCAGATGGCAACTCACTAACTATTGCAGACAGTGCTTTAGGCGGCGGTGGTGCTGTTGACCTAGCATTTACAATTGACAAAGTATATGGATCAGATGGAACTAGTGTAATACCAGTTGGTAGATACAACAACACAATTTATCAAATGCAAATTAGTGGTACCCCAGAAGGTACTAACGGAGACTTCTTTAGTCAAGTAAGAGAAGATGTTGCTAACGGTGCGTTTATAGAATATAGACATGCATCAACACACAGATTTGATGGTGTAAGAGATCAAGATCAATTAGTAACTCGTCCATCTACTGCTATTAACTTTGACGAAAGTGATGACATCACTTACAGATCAATTGCGTTTAGTAGCTTTGATAGTCAAGGACAGTCACTACCAGATGAAAGTGTTAGTGTAACATTTGAAGTAGAATACGATAACATTGAAATGCAAGTTGACAGTGCAAATGTTGCAGGCGGTCAAGGTGGCGACATAGGTGACTTACAAATTGCTATTAATCCAGCGGCAGAAGGTTTTGTTATTGATGAAACAGAAGTTAAACGTTTACAAACAGATATTAATAATACTCAACCACCTGCAATACTACAAGATTTAAATGCAAGTTCTTTAATTTTAAGAAACAAAACTTTTGTACAAGAAGAAGTAGTTGCATTTGTTGATGCAACGTATCCAAGTTTAACTTATGATTCAGCTAAATGTTACAGAGACATAGGCATGATACTAAGTGCAGTTGATCACGATATCAAGCACGACGGTAATGCTAAGACTGTAGAAGCGGCACTATCATATTGGATTGGTGCAGTAAGTAGAGTAGCAGGTCAAACTGTAGAAACTATTGCGGCAGTAAACAAAGCAAAAGAAATTGTTGCAGATTATATTTTAGCACAAACTGCTTGGACAGCAATTAATACTAATGGTGTTACACAAGATTTAACAGGTACAGCTCCAGAAGTAGATGCAGACACAAGAGTAGAAACGTTAATGAATATTGTTACTAACGTTATTGCTAACGGTATTGGAGTGGCTCCAACAGCAACTGGTTACTCCGGCGGTATGGTATTCAACTGGGAAGGTAGATCACATCAGATTGTTAGATTTACACAAAGTCCATCAGTAGAAAGATCTAATGCAGGCTTTAGTGAAATTATTGACATACTTGAAAACGGACAAGCAAGTACAAGTGTATCAGCAGATGAATTAGTATTTCCTGCACCAACAGGTGGATCTGCAAATAAAGTAAATGCTAAAGATCAATTGATTGCAAACAAAGCATTTATACAAGCAGAAATATTAGAACATATTAAAATAAACCACTTATCAGTATACAATGCAATGAACAAAGCATATTGTTCACGTGATGTTGGATACATTGTTGATGCATTATGTTATGATGTATTATATGGCGGTAACAGTGGTACAACTACAAATGCTAAAGCATACTTTGTAGGTGCGGCATCACAATTAGGAGTAGGACAAAAAACTGCTACTGTTGATGCATATACATACCTAGCTGAAGTAGTTGAAAAGGTTGTGACAGAAGTTGCAGTAACACCATTACAGGCTATAGTAGTACAAGACACTAGCGGAACAGGTGCTACAGCAACAGAAGGAAACGAAGTAGAAGCATTAGTAAACATTATTAAAGGTGTTATTAATGACGAAGGATTGTCAAACTTACCAGCTACAGTACTTCCAAGTATTAGTTGGGTAGACGCACAGTACAGTACAGCAAATAGTTCACTATTAGCAAACAAAGCAACTATACAATCAAACACAATTGGCTTTATCAATACAAACTATACACAGTTACAATATGACGATGCTAAGTGTGAACGTGATGTTGGATTAATGATTGATGCTATTGCATACGATGTTGCATTAGGTACAAACTATAATGCAGTTACAGCAGGTCTTTCATATCAAAGAGGTAATGCATATGTTGTAAGAAGTAACCAAAAAGCGGCAACATTAGTAGCCATTGGTTATGTTAGAGATCAGTCAGCACAAACTATTGCGGCAACATCAACTACACCAGCATTTATTACAATATACGGTGCGGCACGTGGCGATTTAACAAGTGGTGCAACACAAGGTATTAATACAGCATTTACAGCAAATAAGATACTACGTGCTACTATTCCAAACAAACAGTCAGCAGAAATTACAGTTAGTATTTCACTATGTCGTGCAACTGGACATGACTTTACACAGATTGGTACAGGTGGATTTAACGCAAGTAACTATCCAAATGTTATTTTAGGTGATCCTGAAAACGGACTAGCACCATTCTATACAGATTCTCCAAACGCATCAAGTGCGCAAGTTTGGGAAAGACGTAAAGGTAGAGTATTTTGGATGAGTACAGACCAATTTGGTTTCTTCCGTGTTGGTAAGTTCTTTGAAGTTGACCAAGGACAAGGTAGTATTAAATTCTCAGGTGAGATTGGTATTACAGGTGCTAACGCACTTGGATTTAAAAAGGGTGTTACAATTGATGAATTTTCAATTGATGACTCAATGGCAGATGAATCAGATACAGCAGTACCAGTAGAAAAAGCTATCGTATCATACATCAACAAACGTTTAGGTAGAGACAAAAACGATAACAGTGTAGCTGGTACAATTGGTACTGGATTTTTACCACTAAGTGGAACACCTGAAATGACAGGTGATTTACAAATGGGAGCAAATAAAATAACAAACGTTGCTAACCCAGATGGTGGATCAGATGCGGCAAACAAAGATTACGTTGATACAAAGATTACAGAATTTGATAGTTTTGAATCTGTAAGAAATACCGCAACAAACAGAGTTGAAGGCGGCGACCTTGTAGTATTCACAGGTTTAAGCAAAGCATATACAACACTACCAGAAGATAGTAGCGGTAGTGACACACACGAAGTTGGCGATGTTGTAAGAGATGCAAGTGGTACAAAAGAAGCAACCATTGTAGATATCTTTACAACTACTGATGAAATTATTGGTGAGCTAGAACCAGGTAACAACATTGCAGTTATTACATATGAACTAGGCACAGGACCAGTATCAGGACTGCCTAGTGTAGACTTTAATGAAGCTGAAGCTATAGTAGGTACACTAACTAAGAGTACTGTTAGTGCAACTATTATACGTGGTCCATTTGATGAAGTTGGTCATGCTAGAGAAGATGCTAACAGCATTATTAATGTATCACTTACAAGAACAGCAGGTGTTAGAGCAAACTCATTAACTGATCCAATTGCAGAAGTTAACTTCCAAATTGAAAACGGATCAATAGTTGATGCAGATATTAACGCTACTGCAAGTATTGCACAAAGTAAGTTGCTAATGGAAAGAGCAAAACCATCAGCAGACAGTACAGGACTATATGGTACAGGTGATGATGTAGGACAATCTAGCAGAGGATTAGCAACATTTGATGCTAGTACGTTTGCACATGAAATACAACTTACACTTTCAAATGGATTAACAGCAAACGCAGGTGATGTAATTATACAAGGTACACAGCGTGGTAGAGTTGTTAATACTATAGTAGGTAATACACTTTGTACAGTTAGAACATCGGACAACTTTGTTGCAAGTGCAGACGTTATTCAAATAGCTGAAATACTTGGCGGGGTTGAAAGAGTAGCACAAGCACAGAGTGGTGTTACTGTAACAGCAGTTAATGCAAGTGGATACATTGGTATTAAAGACAGAAGTATTACAGTAGATAAGATTGAAGAAATTGCAACAGATACTGTATTAGGTAGATCATCTGATGGAACAGGTATAATTGAAGAAGTACCGTTTGAAACTATAGTTGATCAAGGCTTTGGTCTATTAGATGCTGACTTTGAAGATAGTGAAATTGTAGCACAGACAGCTACAATATTAACTTTTGCAAGTAATGTAAGTGTAGTTGATAACGAAACTATAACACAATCGGCAACTGGTGCAAGTGGTACTGTACAAGGTAGAGTAGAATCAGAAAATACTATTAGAATTGAAAATGTAACTGGAACGTTTAACGGATCAGCAGTAGTAGGAAGTACAACAGGACTACTAGGTGCTCCAGTAGCGTTTGCCGCAGGACAAAGTATTGTTGGCGCGGCACTAGTAAAACAATCAGAAGGCGTATATGGTACAACAATAATTAGTACTGGTGCATCAAATGATAGTATTGCTAGAAGAACTTCAAATGGTACACTACAAGCAACTAATTATGTACTTGGTGGTACACCAACTGACATAGTATTGTCATCCTCAGGTAACAAAGTAATATTTACTACAATGGACGGCGGCAAAGTACTTGAAGCAGATGGCACAGGTAACCCGGCAATACAGCCTAGAGTTGATATGCCAGGACAACTGAACGTTGGTACAGCAGGAGTAACTGGTGAAAGTACTGCACAAGGTAACGTGGCGGCACTTACTGGTAAAGGTTATGTAGCATCACAATGGAACTACACAAACTTTATTGAAGCGTTAGATTCTCAGCAAGGAACTGCGGCGCCAACAGGTATTTCATTAGGTGGACCAAGTGCGTTTACAAATTCAGCGGCTGGTTCAATTGTTGTAATTGCAAATGGAACAGAATCATTAGTAACAACTCAGGCGTTAGTTAAATCAAATGTAAACTTTGAAATTGGTGCTAATAAATTTACTGTAAATGCAAGCACTGGTGCTACGCAAGTAAATGGTACACTTGGTTGTGGCACATTCTCAGCAGGAGCTATAAGTGGTACATCAGGAACATTTAGTGCAGGCGTAAGTGGTACAACAGCATCATTTACAGGCAATGTTGATTTAGGTAATGCAGGCGCAGATACTATATCAATGAATGGTAGTGTTGATACTAATATTATTCCAACTGGTACACGTAACTTAGGTAGTGCGTCAGCGGCATGGAGTACAGTATATGGTACAACATTCAGCGGTACAGCTACTAATGCAAAATATGCTGACTTGGCAGAGAACTACTTAGCTGATGCAGATTACGAATCAGGTACAGTTGTTGTATTAGGCGGCGATGCTGAAATTACACTAACTGATAAAAAAGCTGATCACAGAGTTGCAGGTGTTGTTACAACTAATCCAGCACACTTGATGAACAGTGGACTTGAAGGTGATCACGTAATAGGTGTTGCACTAACAGGGCGTGTACCATGTAAGGTACTTGGTACAGTTGCTAAAGGTGATATACTTGTATCCAGTGCTATACCAGGATATGCAATGGTTAATAATAGTCCACAATACGGAACAATTATTGGTAAAGCAGTAGAAGCAAAAGATACGGACGGCAAAGGAATTATTGAAGTATTAGTCGGTAAGTAACAAACACGATAAATATATAAAATAGGAACATAGATAATGGCAAACAGATTTCCACTAGTTTTTGACGCCGCAGGCGACAAACAAATCAAAGAACTTCCGACAGGGGATAATTTAAATCTACTAGGAAGTAGTATAGTTGATGTGGTTAATGTTAATGCGTCCGGAACGATAGTTGCAGACACACTGACAGTTAACAATATAAATGCTAGTGGAGGTTCGATAGCGGCAGTAGCAATATCAAATGACTACGCTGACTTAGATAATAGACCAACACTGTTTAGTGGAGACTATAATGATCTTACTAACTTACCAACAGGCGCAAGTAATGCTTGGGCAGATATTACTGACAAGCCAATAATACCAAGTGCATTAAGTCAACTAGTTAATGATGCTAACTTTGCTAGTGAAAACGACTTTGTTGTAAATGCCGCTAACATTGCAGGATTAAATGCTTCTTACGTTGCAGGATTAGCAACTGTAGCTACAACAGGATCGTTTACAGACTTATTAAATGTTCCTAACTATGTTACAGCAGAAAGTATAGCAGACGGCACATTAACTATTGATGTTAACAACACAGGTGACTTGAATGGACGTTTGATTGCTGATGATGCAGATCGTGTTGCATATGATCATGTTGCTGATAGATTTCCTAATCCAAAAATAGATGGTGAAATACAATTTATTGGTGCTGGTAATGACGCACTTACAAAAATATCTGCAAGTGACGGTAGAGTAGTAGCCGAAAGTTTAGGAACTAGAGGTTTAAATCTAAGAGCATACAATCCATTGTCAAGTACTTGGAGTGACAACGGTGTTAACTTAGCAGTAAACATTGACCAAGCAATATTTACACAGTCAAGACAACTAAGAATATCAGATGCTGGTGCAGGTAGTGGATCACAATCAGTAACAATACTAGGCGGCAAATATACATTCTTAGGCGATGATAATACTTGGACTAAACTTTATTTAGGCGGCTTATCAGATGCTCCAGAAACAATAGGCGGAATTATACCGGCTGAAAAATCACATATATTTAGATTCACAAAAGGTTGGTTTGAAACTCTTGATACAGATGCATTAATTGTTAACAATGACATTGAACTAAAAGGACATATAACAAGCAACGATAGTTCAATACTAGTTGATACAGAACAAGGAAAATTCTTTGGCAGTTTAGAAGGAGATGTTGTAGGTTCGGTATTTGCAGATGATTCAAGTGTAATGGTTGACAGCGTTAACAATCGAATTAACGGAACAGTTACAGGTGACATTGATAGAGTTGGCTCAGCACTAGGAATTACAAGTGACAGTGGTATTAATTTAGTACCAGGTGGATTTTTAAGTATACCAAACGCAACAACATTTACTGCGGCGGCATCCGACACAATTAGCCTAACTGCTACAAATACATTAACACTAGCATCAAACACAGGCAAAGTAAAGATTACTAGTGCCAGCGTACCAGTTACTTCAATTGGTGTTGCAGGTGACGAACAAGGTATGATTGCATTTAACGGATCATACATATATTATTGCACAGCAGATCATGATTCTATAACAAATATTTGGAAGAGAATAGCATGGTCGGGTGATACATGGTAACGGAGACATAAATGGCAATTACATACATTAACACAGGAACAATCGCAAACGACGGAACTGGTGATGATCTTCGTGATGCGTTTATTAAAATTAACGATAACTTTGAAGAATTAGACTTACGAATTGTAGAAGACTTTAATGTTGAAAACTTAGGTAGTTTAGGCGATGGATTGTACGGAGGTAAAATTGCAGGCGTACATGGATTTAAACGACTAGTAGGTGGAAACAATATAACACTTAGTTCAACAGCAAATACTATTACATTAAATGGTGCAGACAGTTTAGACCAATTATTAGTAGTATCTGACAGTGGTTCTCTTACAGTTTCAAGAGGACAGACAATGAATGTTAGAGGCGGTGAAGGAACTAACACTAGAACCGACGGCCAAACAATTTTTGTTGATTTAGATACTGTAGGTATTGTAAGCCAAGACACTGCACCAACACTATCTGCTAATTTAAGTGCTAACAATAAAAACATTACACAAGTTAATGTACTACAAGCAAACACAATACAAGGACAAGGCGGTATTGCCGCAAATGTTGAAGGACTAGTATACGGATATGATATTAGAGACTTTGGTGACTATTTAACTGGGTTTGATTTTGGTAATGTTAGAGAAACATATACTAATGCACTTGAATTCATTATCCATACAGTAGACTTAGATTTTCAGACTGTTGATCCAGATGTAGGCAACACTGTAGATTTAGGGTATATAGTATAATTCCGTTAAGGGTATAAAATATGGCAGAACTTTGGACAGCAAAATCAGATACATTATTAGCAGAGCTTGAGGAAAAAGTAACAACTCAAGTTGCGCTACCTGTCCTATCTCGTGCAGTAGCAACATTAATAAGCGGTAAGTTACCGCTAGGAATGCGTCTTGAAAATAATTCTATAGTAGGCACTCCATACGAAGTTGCTCGTAAAATTGAATATAGATTTGTATTGCGAGCTACACTAGATACTCAAGTAAGAGACAGAACTTTTAAATTAACAGTATCAGGTCCTGATGCTCCTGAATGGCAAACTGATCCAGGACTACTTCCAGTTGGCAATAATGATACGTTTTATATACTAGACAGTAGCCCTATTGAATTTCAATTAGTAGCAACTGACGATGATTTAATTGCTGGTGACGTACTTACATATTACATAGCAGACGGCGATGGCGAATTACCTCCAGGAACATCATTAACTGATGATGGACGTATTATTGGTATTGTTGATCCGTTACTTGCTATTGAAAAAGGATTGCAATACAGTGATGGAACATATGATACAGTTCCATACGATTTAATAAGTGGCGGATTTGACTTTGGTGTTAGATCAACTAACGGTTTTGACAGTTTCTTTTACGATACTACAACTTGGGACTTTAACTATTCAGAAAAACCACCTAAGAAATTAAATAGATTTTATCAATTTACAGTTAGTGTTACTGACGGCGATACAGTGTCAAGACGTACATTTAGAGTATTTGTTGTTGGGGACGACTTTTTCAGAGTTGATAACACTATACTACAAGTTGGTACAGGAACGTTTACAGCAGATAATACAAACCTTAGAACACCTATTTGGATTACGCCGGGTGACTTAGGTGTTAAACGTGCAAACAACTATGTTACTATTCCGTTAGATATTATTGATACTAACACACAAACTGGCTTTGTTAATTATGAACTATTAGCAAACAATGCTGATTTAACATCAAGTATATTACCTCCTGGTATGGTATTAGATACATCAACAGGAGATATTGCAGGGCGTGTACCTTATCAAACTGAAGTAACAAAACAATTTAAATTTACTATTAAAGCAACTAGATACACACCAGATCAAATTGATGAAAATGCAAGTACATCAAAAGAGTTTACACTAAGACTGCTAGGTGAAATTAACAGTAAAACAACATGGAAATCTATAAGCGACCTTGGTACTATTAATACTAATATTATTAGTGTACTTAGAGTTGAAGCAGAAACTAATGTACCAAACAGTAGAGTATTGTATAGTTTAGAAAGTGGCAGACTTCCACCAGGGCTACAATTATCATACGATGGAGAAATTGTAGGCAAAGTAAATGCATTTGGACAAAACGTATACAAGAGTGTTTGGCGTGGAGGTAGAAACTATAAAGCAGGAGATGTTGTAAAAGATAATGGACAGTTATATGTTACACAGAGTGATCATCTAAGTACAAGTTCAAATATATTTACAAACGACAGTGCATTATGGGCAGAGTTTTCATATGAAAAGTTTGGACTAATTGTTTTTGATAACGACACTATTATCATTGACGGTGCAGATACTACAATTGATAGAGAATATAAATTTACAGTTAATGCAGAAGATCAATACAAGTATAGCATTGCTAAGAAAGAGTTTACTATTAAAGTAAATGATCCTGAAACAAAGAAATATAATAACTTGTATTTAAAACCTTTACTAAAGCAAGACATACGCACAGAGTATTCTAACTTTGTTGCAGATCCTGAAATTTTTATTCCTGAAAATATATACAGACCACAGGATCCAAATTTTGGTATCCAAAGAGAAATTAAGATGTTAGCATATGCTGGCATTGAAAGTGTTGACTTAGATAAGTTTGTAGCGGCAACAGCGCAGAACCACAAAAGAAAACAATACAGAGTAGGTGATTTAAAAACTGCTATTGCTAACGTACCTGGAACGAATACTAGTGTATACGAAGTGATATACTTAGAAGTTAAAGATCCTAGTGATACTGCTACAGGTAGAACTAGAAAGAAAATAATAATTGACACAAACAACAAAATTACATCGGACATAACTAGTACAAGTTCTAAAAACAATTACTATGATTATGATGTAAAACCACAGTTTGTAATAACTACAAGAAACAGACCATTTACAGTAACATTTGGTGATCAGTTTTATCTTGAAACTAGAGATGATGGTACACAAGGTATCAAGTGGCAAGATGGAATAGTAGTTGACCAACGCACAGAGAGTAATATAATAAAAATACTCGAAGGCTTAGGACCTGTGGCAACTAGGCGACCTGAATATGAGAATACTATTAAAACAGATAATGTTCAAATTGATGCATCGCAAAGTTTAGACAACAAACGTTATATTAGCAACATAAACAACATGCGTGATAATATAAGAGGACTAGGCGCAACAAACAGAGAGTTTGTTCCACTATGGATGAGATCATCTCAACCTGGTAGCGTTAATGAACTAGGGTATACACCAGCTATTGTATTATGCTATTGTAAACCGGGAACCAGTCAAATTGTATTGAGTGCTATTAAAAATAGCGGATTTGACTTTAGTAAGTTTAATTTAGATGTAGATAGGTATCTTATGGATAGCACAAAAGAAACTAGTAACTCTAAATATATTCTGTTCGCAAATTACAGACACAATGTATAAGTACGATAAATAATTTTAGGAGATATTAAATGGCCAATAGTACAGTAACTTTTACACAAATAGATGAAGAATATCCGGTAGCAGGACAAGACAACGATAGTCAAGGCTTTCGTGATAACTTCTCAACAATTAAAACAGGTATGCAAAATGCAAGCACAGAATTAACTGACTTGCTAACAAATGCCGCTAGAGTAGATGGAAATAATAATTTCAATGGGAATATAATACAAAATTCTGTTACTCAAGCAACAGCAGAAAAAGCATACAATACAGGAAGTTTATCTTCCGATACAACAATTGAATGGACAGATGGTGGATTTCAAAACGTCACTGTTAATAACTCGTTAGTATTAATTTTAGATTCGTGGCCCGCAACAGGTAACTACGGCAAACTAACAATGGCATTGAGAGGAACTCCAAGTGCGGAGGTAACTTGGCAAGCACCAGGAACAGGAGTTATAAAAGTAACTTCAGCTAACTGGCCGCAAGCTAACGGAGAAAATGTTCAAACAACATCAATGATTAGTTTAACTGAACCAATTTTAATTGAAGCATGGACCACAGACGCAGGTCAAAATGTTCATCTAAATTACTTAGGTTCGTATAGTACAATATAATGTTTAATCCTCTTGTAGATGATTTTAGCGTTCTATCTGATTCAGAAGTTGAAGACAAGGTAGCAGAATTAGGCCGTAAATATTTCTCAACGCAAAATCCACAACTACAACAGCAAGTAGCAACTATACTCGAAATGTTTAAAGATGAAGCTCGATCACGCAGAGCTTCTGCTTTATTACGACAGCAACAAGATAATGGCGAATCAGGACTTGACAATCTTATAAAAGTGTCGTAAAATACAAGTATGCTTATGAAAACTGACGACCTCGGAATACCACGATTCTCCAATAGAGATTTAATTGACATGATCTATAGTGGTCATGCGGATAAAGTACATGTGGTGTTGTGCGATGCAGACGATGATGTAGACAAGTTCAATGCCGCTATGGAAGAACAAGGCTTTGACAAACTACAAAAGTATATTCCATTAGATGTAGACGAAAAGACTTTTGACGGTGCATTACAATCAGAATGGTTTATGCCTGATGAATATAAGAATTTAGATATTTCAAAATTTTTACAAGATAAATGTAAAACACAAGAAGAACTTACACGTTACTTTGAAGAATATGCAGAGTTTAACAAACGAGGTATGCTACCATTACTACGGTATATGGTTTATCTTGTAGACTTTATGCGTGAGAACAATATTGTATGGGGTGTAGGTAGAGGTAGCTCTGTAGCATCATACGTGCTATATCTAATTGGTGTACACAAGATAAATTCAATCCAGTTTGGCCTGGATTGGAGAGAGTTCCTGAGATAAGTAAGCATATAACATTTAGGAGATACTAATATGGTACAGAAAACAAAAGGCGCAAAAGTTTATAAAACTATGCAAGGTAAACAAGTTGACATGGATTTACTAAGAAAACGTAATGAAATGACTCCAGCAGTTGGCAATGCAAAAATTAATGCTCGTGGCGATGAATTAGGTCCAGGCGGACAAGTTATTAGAAGTCGTGAGGATGTATTAAAAGGTTATTATGAAAATGCTAACCCTAATAAAGCTGACGAAAATCCAGTAAAACGTACAGAGTTTATGCCACCAGAAGAAGCAGTAGACAATGACGATTGGATCGAAGACGAAGACGGTAATTTTGTACAAAAAGGTGACTAGTTAATGGCAATAAATATTAATTCAATTAAGACTGATAAACTCCGTGCTATAGGAAATAGAGTTCTTGTAACTGATATGGACTTTGGCGAGCAAAAAACTGCAAGCGGATTAATCATTAGTAGTGATGACGGCCAGACAAGAGGAGTTTATCCTCGTTGGGGTAAGGTATATTCCAAAGGTCCTGAGAACAAAGACGAATATGAAATTGGTCATTGGATACTTGTCGAACACGGTCGTTGGACTAGAGGAATGAAACTTGATATTACCGACGTAGGTGAAGTTGAAATGAGAATGGTTGAAGCAGAAAGTGTTTTAGCATATGCAGAAGACAAACCTAATGATGTACGCATTGGCGGTGAATATGCCGATGGCGATGTCGCAACAATACGCCCAGAAGATTTCGGCGCAAACTAAGAGGATTACATGACAAACGTATTTAGAGATATTGACACATTCGCTGTGGCTTGCGATCAGCCGCCAAGTGAAGCAAACTACAAAATGTATCTTGGTCTCATTGACGAAGAAGTAGGTGAGCTGT